CGCCAGAAGTTGCAGTTCAGAACCAACTTCACGAACTCGATCTGATCCCCGCCCTGGCCGGAGGAGAAGTCGTAGAAGTCGTACTCGTAGATGTGGAGACTGGGTTCGTTCTCGTCGGGGTTGTTGATCGACCGGATCTTGTGGCTGCTGTCAGGCGGGTCAAGGGACAGAAGGTCCAGGACGGTTTCCATGCGGACCTCTCTGGCAATCGCCTTCATTTCGGCCAGTTCAGTCTCCACCGAACTCCCTCTTTCGTTCCTGTGTCATAAAGTGGTTTGCTTCCACTGCTGCCTTCTGTTCAAGGTCGGCGTACAGCCGGACCACATGGACGCAGCAGTCGTAGTCGCTTTCGTCCTCCTCCTCAGAGGTCGGGGTCCCGTCGTGGGTGTCGCACACAGGCGGACCAATCCACCCGTTCTTCATCCCCAACCGGAGCCAGGTCAGGAACGCCCTTCTCCCTCTGAGAGCATTAGGCCCCATCCCGATGCTCCTTCTGTTCCTGGAGACTGCTGACCTGCTTCTCTGCCTCCTCCTTAGTGAAGGCGTAGCCGACCATACGGTCGTCGTCGTAGATGCGCCAGGCGGGACGGATCAGACCTGCCCCCAGGTACACCGAATGTTTCTTGATCACTACGCCCATTAGAACTCCAGTTGTTCAGCGGGTAGGTCAGAAGGCATGGGAACGATTGACCCTGTCTGCGTGTCAAAGTGGTGCCGGACACCGTCCGGGTAAACCCCACCTGAGGAGCGGGTCTTGAGGAACTGGAGCCGGAAATCGTCGTCCATGGCCAATCGCATTTCGGGGCTCAGGTTGGGGTTCAGGCAGGGCCGGAAGGCTCCTGCCACATAGTCGGCGGACATCTCCCCACCGAATCGGGCGTCGGTCATGGTGAGGGGCTGGTGGCCCTGGTTGTTGTCCCCCCGTTTGACCTGGTGTAGGACCACCAGGGCGATGTCCTCCTTGCGTGCGAAGTCCTTGAGGGACCATCCCAGTTTGTCGACGTTCTCCACCTGGGTCATGCCGGGGGACCGGACCAGTTCCATGTAGTCAACGACAGCGAGCCTGGCTGGTTGACCGAAGGTGGCGGCGTACTCCTCTAGGGCCTCCCTCATGGCTCGTACAGACAGGCCAGGCTCGTCCTCTATGGCCAGCATCGGGTATCGCCTCTCCGCTATGCCCACCCCGGCGGCTTCCCCTGTTGCCGATAATGACCGTTCAATGTCAATCGTCGGGGTGTTGCTGGCTATCCCGGCCAGGCGTTGGAGTATGTACCGGGCGTGCATCTCCAAGGAGAAGAAGATCATCGGTGTGGTTTCGTCCTGGTTGGCAATCATGTTGAGAGCCCACCAGGTCTTGCCGACACTGGTGCGGGCCAGGAACAGGAACACTTCTCCGGGGGCTATGCCTCCGTTTGTTCTGGAGTCAAAGAGGGGATAGCCGGTGGGGACCCGGGTAAGACCGGATGTCGCCCACCGGCTCAACTCCTCGCCAACCTCCTCTAGTCGGCGTACAGGCACAGCGGCTAGGAAACCGTGTAACCGGAGGGGATGTCCATGCCCAGGTGTGCGAACACCCAGTCGGGGGCCCGGGTGCTGAACTTGTCTGACTTGATCCAGAGGCCGATGTTCCAGGTCTTGCCGTGGTTGTCTGGTGGGCCCTGGATGGTCTTGTGGCGGAAGTCGGGACCAGCCGGAGACTTCTTGTCGCCAATGTTGTTGTGCCAGTTGTCCGGGTTGTTGACCAGAGCGTCTGCCCACTTGGCCTCCTCCTTGGAGTCGGCGGTGATCGGCCCGGCCTGGACCTGTGGTGCGTAGGCGGGACCTGGTACTGGTGCTGGTGCCGGTGCCGGTGCCGGTGCCGGTGCCGGGACTGGTGTTGCTCCTGGGAACACCTGGGTTACGACCACTTCAGCCGCCGCAGCGGTAGCCGAAGCGATCCTCTCCACAAGGTCGTTGTGGACTGTCTCCACGGTGGCCAGATAGACCTTCGGGTCGGGGTTCCCGCAGCAGATGTTGCCTGCTACCTTCGCCGCAACCTGGGCCACGATTTCGGCCTTCTCTTGGGGGCTGTAAGCCATGTGTTGCTCCTCCTTAGGAGTCGATTGGTTCCAGGACCGCACCGTAGGGGCACTTCAACCAGTGGTCGCAGAACCTTTCGGTGCAGAGGAACGATGTGGTATTTGGCAAGAAGGTGTTTCCTTCAAGCAACCCAGCGGTCAACTGGGCCTTTGACATCACAGCGTCAACCTGAGCCACAGTGCGTGGCGCATCTATCCGCTGGAAGTCTCCCTTCCATGACGCAATGTCGTAAGTGAACGTGACATTGTCGTCCTGGAGGACTTCTTGCAGGGCTCCGATGTAGAACCCTGGCTGTGGGGTGTTGCGGTGGCTCTCCTTGTTCTTCTGCCACTTCTTCTTCGCTGTCTTGTGGTCAACGATCCGATGCCAGCCGTCCGGGCCCTGGAGGACCAGATCGACGGTTCCTTTCCGGGCCCACATGCCCTCTGTGTGGGCGTCGTCCGTGAACAGGGGCAACATGATGGACTTCTCCACCATCTTGACCTCGTACTCGTCCGGCCAGACCCGGCCCTGGTCGAAGTAGGCCACGATCAGAGCGGACAGCATGTTCTCAGCCTCACTGAGGTCCAGGTCTATGCGCTTCTCACGGGCGGTTTCCTGTTGGTAGGTCCAGGAGAAGATTTCCTCGTCAGAGAGAGCGATCTCCCTGCGGAGAGCAGACAGGGCTTCGGAGACACAGTCTCCTTTGTCGGCCAGGTCGCCGTTCATCCGACAGATGTAGTAGAGGGCCAGGCCTGCGTGGTAGCCGGTGCCCATGGCCCGGTTGATGTCCGACGTATAGACCCGGTCGGGGGCTTTGGAGTAGGACAGTCTCAGGTGGCAAATCTCAGCGGTGTTGATGTCGGTCTGGTGGATCTCCCGTGGGCCGAACTGGTTCAGTTCGTAGGGGTCTATCAGGCCGGTGGTCTTGGGGGTCATGTGCGTACTCTCTGTCCGTCCATGCGGGCTTTGGCTACGGCCCAGTAGACCTGGTGTGGTTCCAGGTTGAGGTCGGAGGCGATGCTCTTGGCGTTGTCGCCCATGTCGTACCGGCGGATGATCTCTCGTTTCTGTCCCCGGTCGGTGGCAGTCCTATTCTTGCGGTTGGGTGTGACACCGTGGATGTCGAAGATGTAGTAGACCCAGCCCCGGGTCTTGCCCAGGGCCTGGCTGATCTCCTGGGGGGTGAATCCTTGGATGTGGAGGAGGATGGATGTGGCTTCCTCTGGGCTCCAGCGGGCTTCTTGCCGCACCTGGCGTACTGTCTCAGGAGTCACTGACAGAACCCGGGCGATGTCCTGGGAGGACATTCCGAAGGCCCACAGGTGCCTAACAGCGTCAGAGATTTCCTGCCCGTAGTACCCGGCCAGCCGGGCGTTCTCACAGGTGTGTCGGACCTTGGGAGCGTCGATCCCGAACCGGTCCAACTGGATACTCACAGGGCTGACAAAGGAATCCCCCTGGTCAACGCAGTAATCTCGTAGCAGCACAGCGACCCAATCAGGGTCGGGGGTGTTGATGGACTGGGCTAAGGTGTCTGTCTCCAAGGCGTCCTCCTGGTCCTGGAAGGCTCGCTTCAGGCGAGCCCTACCTGGTGACTGGTCAGTGACAGATCAGTATAACGAGTGTTTTGGGGAAAGTGGTGGACCCTAGAACAGGGCTCCCTGGGATTCGTCCTTCCCTACACCGGGGGCCAGGAGAGCGTCCCAGGTCAGGGTACCTATAACCCCGTCGGGTGTTAGCCCTGTTGCCCTCTGAAATCTTTTCGCCGCACTGCGTGTACGCCACCCAAACACACCGTCCGGGGGCCCGGCGTCGAACCCCTTGGCTCCCAACTGGCGCTGGGCCACCTCCACCGCCTTGCCCCTGGACCGTCGCCGGAGAGGCTTCCTGGTGACCTCCTCCCGGAGGCTCTTGATGAAAGCGAGGATGCCCTTGAAGTCGATCTTGGGTGTCGGCGGGTCGGTGAACGCCGGGGCTGGGAACCAGCCGTCAGCGTCCCTGGGCTGATGGTGCCACCACTCACCCTTCACTGTTGGCCTCAGCCCGTAGGTTTGTGCTATCTCGCTGGCCCGCACAGTTGACAACTTCTTGTCAGTTATGTGGAAGTCCACGGCGTAGCCGTAACCATCCCCGGGTTGCTGCTGGTGGAACGAGCCGACGAAGAAACCGTCGGGGCGTTTCCAATCGGGATTAGCAGCGAGGTTGAATCCCTTTTTCCCGGCCTTGTAGCCATCGTAGAGTCGCTTTTGTTCTGCGTAGGACCGAACGCCACTGCTAACAATCATCCGCCCCTGGATCTCCGGGTGCCGGAACAATGCCACTAGCCGGTACTTGAGGGTGGGGTGCAGGAGGTCTACCTGGACCCACTTGCCCTTGACCGGGATGCCTTCCTTGTTCATGGCCGGGTCAAAGCGGCAGCCTGCCCCAGACCAGGGTCAGGCCGGGGTCGCTGTTCCGTTTGACAGATCGGTGTCAAGTGGGGGGACGTAGAAAAGACCCCGTCCCGGCCTACCAGTGAGGAGGAACTCCTGGTAAGCGGGGACGGGGTCAGGGCGGGGGCCGTAGGGAGGCCTCCACCCAGGGGACCGGCACACCACCTGAGGGGGAAACGGTGGCGGAGCGGGTCCCTGGTCTCAGGTCCTGAATGTTTCAAGGACCTTGTCGTGTGTGCCATCACCGGAGCAAACTACCACGGTGCTGGGCAGGCCACGACGATCAAGGGCGAGGTGAAGATCGGAGGCGAGGTCGGATACGACCTGCCTGACGGCCTCAGTCTCCTGGGCCTGTTGACAGCGAACTGTCAAGACTAGATCATCATGTTGCTTGATTCGCATTGGATCCTCCATCTTCATTAGGGAGTGGAGTAGCGGGGAGTCGAACCCCGGTCCCAGGGCGTCCGCATGCGGCGCTCACCCTGGTCGAACCCTTACCTACCCCGTGGCGGGGAGAGAGCAGTGAACCTCCCAGAACTCTGCTCCCTCCCCATGAACTAGCCGACTGGCACGCCGCCCTGGCCCGCCTGGTCTGTCCACGATTCAACAAACGCCCGACCGTAGGTGGCCGATGCGTCATGCTCAATCATGGTGAAGACCTCACGAACGAAGGCAGCGGCTAGGCCTGGCATACCGACAAACGCATTGTCGACCAGGTCCTTGGCAGCGTGGAACTCCACTGGGTCGAACCTCACTGAGGTCTTGACGACCCGTCGGATCGGTTCGTCTAGTGGTGTGGTCATGTTGACAGCCTCCTGTCAGTCGTGGTCACTGACCAGTATAGTTGGCAGGAGGCCAGCCGAACGGATCGTCTGGGCTAACAGCCTGACGAGCCCGCTCCTGGTTGTCCAGGTCCCTCCAGCACCACATATACCCGATTGCGATACATGCAGTAATGAGGACCAGCAGACTGAGGACGTAGATGACCCAGGTCATCAGATCATCCCCAGGACGAGCAGAGGGCTCTCCTCACCGTCCGGGGACGTACCGTCATATTCGACGGGGTGCCCGTTCGGAGAGATGAGAACTGAGTCGTCTTGGACGATCCAGCCCTCAAACCCTTCGCTGTTGAATAGTTCCTGGAATGCTTGTTCCATGGGATTCCTCCTCGTTGGTTGGTATTGCGATTGACACCGTTGTGTCAGTCGTCCCCGCCAGGGCCTTGCACCCTGGTGGCTGCTAGTCGGGGGCAGGTCGGTCAGACCTTGCGTTGAATCTTGGTGATTCTGACCCGAATGTCTCCAGCCCATGGCATGGATGACACCCGGAGTGGTGGGCCGTCGTCCAGGACGCAGAACGTCCTCAACGGGGCACCCTGGATGTGGTTGGTGGCCGGGTGAGGCCCGGAACAGGTCACTGTGGTTCGACCTGAAGGGTCGACCTCTGCTGTCCTGAACACCCACCAGCCATGCTTGCCTTTGATCCTGAACCTGGTTCCAGGCTCCAGCGGATACCGGAGACCTGGGACCTTGACCTCGTCCAGGTACTGGTAACCCTCTGCCTCACGGGCTGCCCTGGTGGCTGCCTGCTGGCGTCGGATCGTGTTGGCCGCTTGTGACTTGGCGCTCATCGGATTCCCTCCGCCTGCCGCTCGTTGAACTCATGCTCAAGTTCTTCGTGCTGCTGCTCAGGGGACCCGTAGGCCCAGCCGCCGTGACCGCCCTCACACTCCCAGCCCTTGGTCCCTGACGGGGCCACCTTTTCGGTGACCGGGGCACCACACTTTTCTGAATAGTGGGTGTCCCAGGGTCCGTCTGGTTCGGGGTGGGGGATGAGAACGATCATGTTGCAGCCGTTGCGGGCCGATTCTTCAGCCTGGTCTGCTGCCATGTCGGCTTCGACCTCTGCCCGGTGCTTCTTGCAGCACAGTGGCCAGCGGTCAATGTCGCAGTTACTCATGTTGGTTCCTCCTCGCTTGTGATTGACACGGATGTGTCAGTCGTCCCTGTCCAGGGCTCGCACCTGGATGCCTGCTAGTCAGGGGTTCTCCTTTACTCCTCTACCCGCATGATGCGGACAGTGTTCGACTCTGTGAGAGTCGGGAGGCAAGTCTTGGGGTCCAGGTGCTTCTTCTGCCACCAGTGAGGCATGTCCAGGGGGGCCAGGCCCTCCGGGTAGTCCTCAGTGGTGAGACCCATGTAACGGTCCACGATGCCGTCGATAACAGCCTGCTTCCAAACCTTCACGGAATGGTTGTAGGCAGCAGCGGTCACCTCGCCCCGAACGAATGTCTCGTAGTCGGGTGCGGGGGTCCGGTCCATGATCTTCATAACCGTCCAAGTCAAAGCAAACTTGGTTC